TTGGATTATTGGTAGATCTTAAGGTTGGAGGTTCTACTGGAATAGGGTCTACTTATTTTGAAGTAACAGAAGTCAAATTCTCAAGACCTGGATATGCATTTAGAAAGGGTGATGTGTTTAAACCTGTTGGATTAGTTACAGACGCTTCACTTTCTTCTCCATTATCAGACTTTACAATCACTGTAGTTGATACATATACTGATAGCTTTGCTGCTTGGGAGTTTGGAGAACTTGATTATATTGATTCTATTAAAGAATATCAAAATGGAACAAGAACTAGATTCCCATTATTCTACAATTCAGAACTTCTTAGTATAGAACCAGAAGAAAATTCTGCAGTTGAGGAAAATATTAATAATGTATTGATAATTTTCATTAACGGCATTATTCAGGAACCGATAACTAACTACATATTTGAAGGTGGGACCTCATTTGCATTTACAAAGGCTCCATTACCAGAAGACGATATTGAAATTTATTTTTACAGAGGTACTAAAGGAGTTGATTCTGAAAGTGGAGATGTAAAAACAACCATAGAAAGAGGTGATATTGTTCAAGTTATTAGTAATAACGTATATCCAGATACAATAACACAAGATGAAAGAACAGTTTACGATATATCATCTTCAGATACTATCGAAACTAATCGTTATTTTGGACTTGGAATTGATGAAACAATTTACAAACCTGTTTCTTGGACAAAGCAAAAAACTGAAAGAAAAATTAATGGTGAATATGTCTATAAGTCAAGAGATTCTTCAGAAGCAGTAATACATCCTGTTGCAAGAATTATCAAAGATGTATTATCAACAGATACTGAAATATTTGTTGATAATGCAGAACTTTTCGAATATGAAGATAAAGTAAATGATGCTTCAGTAGGAACTCCATATTCGGATCCTTCTGTACCATGTGATGGATTAATTATTGAAAATACAAATCCAGTTACCTCCACATTTACTGCTTCAATTGGTATTGGGACCACAGTAATCGGTATAACTACTACTAATCCAGGTTTTGGATATCTCCCAGATCAAACAACTATAGAATTGAAGTTTACTCCCCCAATAGGTGGAGGAACAACAGCAACAGCAACAGCATCAGTTACTAATGGAATTGCTAATTTAGTTACCATTACAAATCCAGGATCAGGATATACAGTTGCTCCTACAATATTTGCAGAAACTCCAAATCTTAATATTGAAAATATTAGAGGATTTACTAATATATCCGGTTTTTCTGGAATTATTACTGGAATTACAACAACTACAGGAACTGGAGGAAATCCATTAGCACTTGAATTTAATATCATTCACATTACCGATGAAATAGCATTTGCAGGATTTTCTACCGGGTATCCTATCTACATTTATGATACTCAAGTTGGAAGTGGAGTTACCTCAATTGACAGTTCAGATACTGAAATTGTAGGTATTGGATCTATATGTCTCGATAATGTGTATTATGTTTCTGATTGGTCATACTCTTCTATTGGAATAGGATCTTATATTGGAATTATCACTTGCAACGTAAAATCCGATTCTGATATTATTGGAATTTCAACTACTGGAAATTTATTAAATCCTATCGGAAAATATTCATGGGGAAGATTATCTGGAGGAACAAGATCCTCAAGTCCAATATCTATCGGAGTTACTGGAAATATTGTTTCTGGTCTTTCAACATACCCAACGATTCAAAGAAGAGGAATTGGATTTAGAAAAACTGGAGCACTTCCTAAGATTGCCTTATAAATATCTAAAAAACGATTAATATGGCTGCATTCGTAACAGATCAATTTAGAATATTGAATGCCGATTCTTTTGTAGAGTCTATCAGTAATAATTCTTATTATGCATTTTTAGGACTACCAAATCCAACTGCGACTGGATTTGGTAGAACTGATAATTGGAATACCAGTTCAGCAAATAATCCAGTAGATAATTTTCAATATTTATCTCATTATAGGGATACAAGTCTTTTTGGTAAAAAAATATCTGCAAATAATGCTAGAAGAGTTGTAAGAAAGGTTGAATGGATTTCAGGAAATCCTTATGATATGTATAGGCATGATTATAGACAAGGAAATTCATCTCCAGTCAGTAAAACGGTTAGATTGTATGATGCAAATTATTATGTAATAACAAGTGAATTTAAAGTTTATATTTGCATTGATAATGGTTCTTCCGGATTAAATCCAACTGTAGCAGCATCTACACTTGAACCAAACCACACTGATGTAGAACCAGTTAAATATTCTGATGGATATAGATGGAAATATTTGTTTAAGATTTCTCCATCAGATGTGATTAAATTTGATTCTACAGAGTATATTGTAATCCCAAATAATTGGACAACAACTACAGATTCTGAAATTGAAATAATAAGAGATGGTGGAAATCCTGAAATTGAAGATAATAATAATCAAATAAAGAAAGTATACATTGAAAATGGAGGATCTGGATATAGTGACCAAACTGCGGATATTTTAGGTGATGGTGAGGGTGGACAAGTTTCTATAGTAACGACAAATGGTGTTATAACTGATGTTGTTGTAACTCAAGGTGGAAAGGGATATACTTATGGTATTATTGATCTACCCAATACATCAACTGCAGCAAAATTAATTCCGATTATTCCCCCATCAAAGGGACATGGGTATGATATCTATCAAGAATTAGGTGCAGATAAAGTTCTCATTTATGCAAGATTTGATGATTCTACTAAAGATTTTCCAATAGATACAAAATTTTCACAAGTTGGAATTATAAAAAATCCAGAAACATTTTCGGAAACAAATGTATCAACAGGAATAACTTTTACGGGAAGTACTTTTTCATCATTATACTCTATCGCATTAACGGAATCTAGAGATGTTGAAATTGGAGAAGAAATAGAACAGATTCAAGATAATAATATTGTTGCTAAAGGATATGTTGCTTCTTTCGATAAAGAAACTAAAATCCTTAAGTATTATCAAGATAGATCATTGTGTTTTGGCAATAAAAATGACCAAACGGAAAGTCTTAACACTGAAAATATTGCAAAATTTGTCAATAACAAAGAAATATCTTTCAAAAGTTCTGGAGGATCTAATGGTGTAGTTGATACTACTATAAACAACAGTGTTATTGTTATCAACTCAAAACAGATTAATTTGGGAGTCACATTTACAAATGGACTTGCAAATCCAGAGATAAATAAAAAGACAGGGGATATAATTTATATTGATAATAGACCCGTTGTTCAGAGAGACTCTAGACAAAAAGAAGACGTTAAAATCATTCTGGAATTCTAAAAAAGATGGCACAAAAAACCGACTTAAATATCAGTCCTTATTATGACGATTTTGATAAGGATAAAAACTTTTATAAGGTTTTATTTAAACCAGGATATCCAGTTCAAGCTAGAGAACTGACAACCTTACAGTCTATTTTACAAAATCAAGTAGAGACTTTTGGAAGTAATATATTTAAAGAAGGTTCTATGGTCCTTCCAGGATCTATAACTTTTGACAATAATTATTCTGCGGTCAAATTAAATTCATCAAATCTTGGAGTAGATATTTCAATCTATATTAAGAATTTTATTGGAACAACCATAACAGGAAGATCATCTGGAGTTAGTGCTACAATCAAAAATGTTGCATTAACAACTGACAGTGATTTAGTAGAATACGTTACAATTTATGTAAAATATTCAGCAGCAGGAAATAATTCCGAAACAATATCTTTTCAAGATGGGGAACAGTTAATTGCAAGTCAAAATGTAGTATATGGAAATACTACCATTACTGCAGGAACTCCATTTGCTTCTTTGATAGAATTGAATGCAACATCTACAGGATCTGCAGCTTCTATTGATGATGGAGTTTATTTTGTAAGGGGAAACTTCGTAAATGTTTCTAAGCAGACTCTTATATTAGATTATTATACAAATACCCCATCATATAGAGTTGGTTTAAAAATATCAGAAACTATTGTTAATGCAAAAGATGATGAATCATTATATGATAATGCAAAAGGATTTACCAATTTTGCTGCACCAGGAGCTGATAGATTTAAAATAGATTTAACTCTAATAAAAAAATCAATATCTGATTTTAATGATACTGATTTCATAGAAATTCTTAGAGTTGATGATGGAAAAATTAAAAAAATCGTCAACAAATCGATTTACAACTTAATCAGAGATTATATTGCAGAAAGAACTTTTGATGAGTCTGGACATTATACTGTCGATGAATTTAGATTAAATATTGCCAATTCTCTGAATGATAGAATAGATAACGATGGCATATTTTTAGAGAATGAGACTACAGAACAAGGAAATATACCATCAGATGATTTAATGTGTGTTCAGGTATCTCCTGGAAAAGCATATGTTGCTGGATATGATGTTAAATTGGATGCAACAGCAACAATTGATGTAGAAAAACCAAGAGACACCCAAAATGTTTCAAATATCAATGTTCCTTTTGAGATGGGTCATCTTCTGAGGGTCAATAATGTTGCCGGTGCGGCAGAAGAAAATGCAGAGATTGAATTAAAGTCTCAGTTTAAAGGAGACGGAAGTGGTGGAAGTGTTATTGGTAAAGCAAGAGTATATACTTTCAATTTAACTGATGCAGCATATTCTGATGCAACAACTCAATGGGATCTATATCTTTATGATATTCAGACATACACTGACTTAACATTTAATAGAAGTGTAACCGGTACAGAAATTCCTCAAACTTCCTTTATAAGAGGAAAAAGTAGTGGTGCAAGTGGATATGCAGTTACTGCAGGCAGTGGCACGTCTTTAAATATCTACCAAACATCAGGAACTTTTGTTGCTGATGAGCAAGTAACAATTAATGGTATTGATTCTGCTTTAAGTATTAAAGAGTTTACTGTTTATGGAACTAGAGATATTAAATCCGTTTCTCAAACTGGACTAGTTTCAACTCCATTTACTGCAGATACTGTTCTGAGTAGAAAGAAAATTAAAGGAATTTCTCAGGCAAATTTTGTAAACTCTACAGGTGTCTTTACAAGCCCAGGAAAACTTTTTACTGGCATTAAGGTTGGAGATATTGTCAGATATCAAGATGGAACTAATTTGAGATATAATAGAGTTTCTTCTGTTGATGGAAATTTAACTTCAATAACGGTTTCAGCAATAAGCACAGTATCTGGAGTTTTTGTTGGCACTAAAGCAACTAATGGAACTTACAATATTGAACTTGCAATTCCAGAATTAAGAAATAGTGAGAATGCATTTTTATATGCAAATCTTCCAGATTTCAATATTTCTTCAGTCAATCTTTCAGATTCTCAACTTTCCATAACCAGACAACTTGGATCACAATCTACCGATCCAAATGGACAATTAACGTTCAATTTATCTTCAGTTTCTGGAATTACTAGTGCATTTTTCCAGTCTTTTGACCAGGAAAGATATTCTGTCCATTATAATGGTAATGGTGGTGAAATTGGAACTATAACGTCAGATTCTTTCAATTTAAGTGGAAATGTAGTGACTATTGAAGGATTGGAACCTTCACAAAGCAATGTTGTGGTAAATACAACCCTTCTTAAGAATAATATTCAAAGTAAAATTAAAAAATATTCAAGAAGTGCCGTAAAAATTGTAAATCTTTCTACACTTGCTCGTTCTGGTGCTGCAACTAGTGATTCGATTAATGATGGTTTAACTTTCAATCCATATTATGGTCTTAGAGTTCAAGATGACCAAATTTCTTTAAATGTTCCCGATGTTGCAAAAATTCTTGCAGTATATGAATCTACAAATACTTCTGACCCAACTTTAGATATTGTCCAGTTCCCGTCAATATCTCAAGTAGACACTGATTCAATTATCGGTGAAGATATTATTGGTTCTGATAGTGGAGCATTAGCAAGAATTGTCACAAAACCATCTTCAAATAATCTTGGTATTGTATATCTTAATGATAAAAAATTATCTGTTGGAGAAA